CGCCGATCTGGTCGTGGCGTTCACTGATGGCGGGTTCCTGCGCCGCGAGGAATACGACGGCAGCGAATGGTGGGAGTACGAGCCACCGTTCAGAGGCCCGGAGACGCAGAAGCCGTTCAAACTCGTGAAGGCGCTCAGCTATTACACACAGTTGCTTGTGGACATCAATTACCCGATGAAGGCAACGGAGGAATGAGCGACATGAGGAGCTTCATCAAGGTTAGCCATGAACGTTTCACTTTGATTCTGCGCAAGGGGATGCTCCCGTTCCACTGGATTGCGGAGTCTCATGTCTTCCCGGACAAGGGTTATGTCACATCGGTGCGAGAGCGCGCCAACTACGGCGTAGTATGGGCGTTGAGCAGTATGGGCGCTCTCGATCAGGTCATGCCCTCGATCTGGGAGAACATCAAATGGTTGGACGAAAGGATGGACTGATGCGTTTTCACAAAATTAGCCCGTGTCCCAAATGCGGGGGCAAGGTCAAGGCGAAATGGGAGGAGCAGCATTATCTGTCCGCTTTGGTCTTCCGGTGCGGCGGATGCAGGTATAAGCCGTATGCTCTCGTGTTGAAGTCGAAGCCCGCAGTGGAGTGGGAGTGGCCGAAAGACATGATGCTCGCAGCCGCCATCCGTCGTTGGAATGCGATGTGCAACGGGGACAAGCGTTATCGGTTGATCTACGAGAGTCTGGGAGGCAGACGATGAGCTATAAGGCGAAGATATTCACCCGCGAGGAGTTTCGAGAGGTCGTCGCAGCCGCCATCTACGACTACGAACAAGCGCCCGCGAAATGCCTCTACACGACCAAGGATGCGGCAGACCAACTCTACGGCCATTACGGCGAGGAAACCGAGGTGGAGGAATGAACGGAGTACAGCTTACCAACCATCTGACCGCGCAATTCAGGGCCTCAGCCCTGAGCCGGTACGAGGCCAGAATCACCGAGGACGGCGACTTCAGAGTCTACATATACGCCATGAGCCTCAAACGTCTCAAACGCAAGTGCGAGAGGTACGCGAAGCGTGAACGCAAGGCCATCGCATATGTCGCCACGCTCAAGGAGGAATCATGAGCGTAAGTAGTCTCAAAACGCGAAGAAGGAATTGAATTGAGCGGCTGGCGTGACAAGGCCGCGTGCCGTGACATGGACCCTGACCTGTTCTTCCCAACCACGTCCAGCGAGGAACGATTGGCGCTCAAGGCCTGCGCCCAATGTCCGGCGATATGCGAATGCGCACGGTACGCGGCGCAACACGACAGAATCAGCGGCTACCCATTGCAAGGCGTATGGGGTGGCGTGAACAGGAGCAGAAGAAGGAATCGAAATGAGTGACAAGGATATGGTCACGGTTTACGAACGACGTGACGGCAGCAAACCCGGATTATGGTCCGTGTACCGGTATTTGGGGTGGGACGTGTTTTTCTCGTTCTCCCTCGCGGTGGGCATCACGTCAAAGAATACGATGATGGCCATTGTTCAAGCGTTTTGTCTGCTGGTTTTTCTTGGACTCACCGTCTGGCAGTTGAACCATCTGACTTGGAGCATCACCGACTATCGGGTGCGTATCAGCTCTAATTTGGAGAAGGGGGCTCATGTTGAGCAAAGCGAAAAGTAAAGCATGGCAACTGCTCATTGAAGACTCGAACCGTCCGGCAGAGGAGATTCGCTTGGCTACCGGACTTCGGGTCGATGTGATCGAGCAGATGCGCGGGGACGTGCAAAATCGACTACGAGACAACCCGGAGTTCTGATTATGAGACCGAGTTATCTGCCCGTCCAGTATGAGCATTGCCCGTACTGCGGAGGAATCTTGAACGTATTCGGGGACTGCGTGGACTGCCAGTTTCACGATGACCCGACTGAATGGTGGATGGACGAATGAGCCGACAGAAGGCCAAAGGCACACTGCTTGAATCCAAGGTGGTCAACTATTTGCGCGCCCGGTTGGGTGACAGCGAGCAGACGATACACCGTGAAGTGTTGCATGGGACGAAAGACCAGGGCGATATCACCGGTCTGCGTATCCACGGCCAGCCGGTCGTATTGGAGTGTAAAAACTACAGCACCTATACGGGGAGACTCAAGGAGTGGATGCAGGAGGGCCGTACCGAGGCGGGTAACGCTGACGCACCTTACTGGTTCGTCGTGTTCAAACAGAAGGGTCTCGGCTTGGACTCGCTGTCAAGCATGGACAACCAGCCCGTGCTCACCGACTTAAAGACCCTCGCATTGATAGCAGGACATGGAATCATCGAAGGAGACGAAGAATGAGCTACGACCTGTTCATAGTGGACAAGGATGTGCCGGAACCGGAATGGTTTGACGTATGCGAACGGGACGGCGAGCATGTGCGGACCGCTCATGGCCATTATTTCAACTACACGTATAATCTATCCGCGTTTTTCACCGATTACAAGGTCCATCCTAAGCATGACCTGGACGGGTTGACGGCCGGGGAGGCCGCAGCCCGTATCGACAAGGCGTTGAAAGACATCTACTTGGAACCATTGTATGTTTTGCGCGGCAAATACAATCCGCCGAACTATTGGGGCAGCGTGGACAGCGCCATCGCATGGTTGAAACTGATATACGACTATTGCCGGGAACACCCGGACTATATCGTGAGGGAACGCTCCTAAGGGGAAATGATGGAAGATAGGAAACTCGTTGATTTCGCCCGTTGGCTGAACGATCATCCGGGCGAATGGAATCTTTGGCCGTATCTCATTCCCATACAGGCCGACCGCAGGGATACCGTCGCATCGATGAGGCTTGTCATGGAACGCATCAAAAACCATCAGTACGACGAGTTCCGCGTGGACACCGTATTGCTCGAATACGAACTATTCAACGGTTTCATGGGCTTCGATAAGGGCAGCGTGCATGAAAACGGTCTCGCGTTGAAGATGAGGCTCAAAGCATGACCGCGCGGGGGGACGATCGGAAACTCATGCACTGGATAGCCTCACACGGATACACGGTGGTCAGGGCCACGACCGGCCACTGGAAAGTCTACGACAACGGCGTGCTGCTCACGGCGACGAGCGGCACACCATCGGACTGGCGAAGCCGCCACAACTTCATACAGGATCTAAGGAGACAATCATGTTCAATCCATTAACAAGGATACGGCACCGTTGCCCCTTCTGCGGAACTACCCCGTTCATATTCGAATGGGAAGGCCGCTACATGTATTACTGTGCTGTCCACTTGAACGGCCCCTATGCTGACACGAGGGAGGAAGCGTGGGATAAGTGGTGCGGAACGGTTGAGAACATTTGGGAAAGGGACAGGAAATGACCTGGATCATACGAAATTCTGGAAGGCAGTAGCCGAGAACCGCAGTGAGAACGCGATCGCTGCCCTCGAAACCATGATTGAGGAGACGGAATGAGTCTGGTGAGTTTAGATTTCAGGAAAGTGGTATAACGATGGCCCGCAAAGGATACATCCAGCTTGTCAACGGCTTCTACATGAATCGCAAGGTGCGAAAACTCAGGCACACATGCCCGAGCGCGATAGGTGCGTTCACGATGATGCTTACCTTCTGCGGAGATAATCTTTCAGACGGTCATATCAGTGAAGATGATGCGCTTTACGTGCTGGATATCACCGATTCAGAACTTGAAGCACTATGCAATGTCGGCATGATCGAACCGGACGGGAACAACGGGTACTACATTCACGATTATCTTATGCATAATCGTAGTCGCGAACAGGTGCAAAAGAAGCGCGAAAGCAATGCTGAAAATTACCAAAAAAATAAGAACGAGGTGAAAACCTCCGATTCAGATGCGATTCAGCCGTCTGAAAGTCATCTGAATCGGGACAAACACCAGAACACCAGAACACCAGAACACCAGAATGAATTATCTAAAGATAATTCAACTCCCCCTACCCCCTCAAAGCCTGACTTCAATGGACTGCTCGACAGTCTTGAGCGTATTTACCCGACGAACAGGTTCGACGGGAAGACCTCTCAGGCTCGAATGCAGTTGGAAATCGAATGGCCCAAGATCGTGAAAGCCGCCGGCGAGGCTGACCCGTGCGAGTTTCTTGAAGCCAAAACCCGAGCGTATGTCGGGGCCACCGAGGAACGGTTCGTGAAGACGTTCAGCCGGTTCATCGGCGGGGAACTGTATGCACGCAACTGGGAGAAACCCAAACCGGAGACCCCAAGGGCCCGGCAAGTCCAGCCGGTCAAGTCCCGCAGCCAGCAGAATCTCGAAGCGAACATGGCGAAAACCTGGCAGTACATGACCGAGGAGGAGCGTGCCCGATACTCGCAGGGAGGTCTCAATGCTCAGCAAGGGTGAGGCGGCGGCGTTGTTGTCGCTGATTAACGCGCATCACGGCAACGTGCAGTGGGATGATGTTCAGCTTGATGCGTTCCATTCGGAACTGCGTTCGGATATCACGGCGGTGGAGGCGCGTGAGGCCGTTCGACGCTTCTACGCGGACAACAGCACGGGTCGCTGGTGTGGTTCCGGCGACATCAACGGCATCGTCCGCAAGCTGCGCAACGGTGCGAAACCGTCCGAAGCGCAGATAGGCCTGGAGTGCGAACGTTTGGGACTGGTGGAAGATCAGGCGTGGTTGTATCGCCGGCAGCGCATGATGGGCCGTTCCCCGGACGAGTCTCGACGGGTGGCGTTGGCCGCGCGTGACCCGTTGCGTTTGCCGCCCGCGAAACCCAAGCGCCGACGTGAGGGCGGTGGTTTCAATCCGGGTTTGGGCGTGGCGTTGGACGAGGTTCTGGCGACACGCCGTCCGGCTGAATCATGACCGGTTTGATGGCATAATTGGGAGTTGCTGACATGTCCGAGACCTTCAAAAAAACCGAAGGTCAAGGTCACTATTGTCTTTTTCCACTGAAACTACGAGGCTCTGCCGCTACCACGGTTGCTGGCGGGATATCGTCACCGACGCGCCGTCACCGCTTATCGGACATGGCGTCGAACCGAATCTGAATCTCCTGTGCGACAAGCACGCCAGCCAGTTGACCGGCGACCTGCGATGGTTGGAACGCAGTCTGCCTGACCTGTGCGAGTATCGCATCAACCGCGCCTACGGGCACAAGAACGGTGGCGGCGGTCAATCCGGCACTGCGCCCGCACCGTTACGCGAGGCCCTGCATGATCTGCTGTACGCGGACGATGACCACGGTTATCCGGGTTTGCAAGGCACGTTGTACGAGTGGGTGCGCAGTCTGAAAATCAATCTGCCCGAGTCCACGCCACTGTCGGACATGGTTTACCGTATCGCCGATCATCCGAAACTCGTGGAGCATTCCAGCACGCCCGTGTACGCGGAACTGGTGCACAGTCTGACGCGCAAGCTGCGTCGTTTTCTCACGGACGATGACGGGGAAACCGTATTGTACGGGCCATGCCCGGCCGACAAGTGCTTGGGTCAGCTTTCCTGCTACGCGGACGCGGAGACGGCGAAATGCTCGAAATGCGGTTTCAGTATGCCGGTAGCCCTCATCAGGGCGGAACGGGTGAAACGTCTCCTCCAATCGGAGGCGGTGAGAACCCGTGGCGAACTGTTGGACATCATCAAGGCGTGCGGAATGCGCGTGAACCGCAGCACTTTGCGTAGTTGGATACATCGAGGCCAGTTGCCTCAGCAGGGCGAGGATGCGTACAGCAATCCGCTTTACCGGTTCAGTGATTTCTACCGTCTCGCGTCCGGCTTGTCGGAGGATGCGGACGTGTGGGAGATCATGCAGGTTTCGCAAAACCAGTCCAAGGAAGGAGACGACAAGTGAGCAATCAGATTCAACCATTTGACTTCAACGGCATTCAGGTGCGTGTCCTAACCGATGAACACGGCAACCCGTGGTTCCTTGGAGCGGACGTATGCACCATTCTCGGTACGGCCACCAACCATATTCGGGAATACCTCGATGCCGATGAAATCACCAATATCCGTACTACGGACATTGCCCAGAACGGCGGCAAGGCACCCGTTTTCGTGTCCGAGTCCGGCTTGTACTCCCTCGTGTTACGCAGCCGCAAGCCCGAAGCCCGCGAGTTCAAACGCTGGGTCACGCATGAGGTGCTGCCATCGATTCGCAGGCATGGTGCGTACATGACCGAATCGACTTTGGAAAAGGCAGTCACCGAACCCGACTTCCTTATCCGACTTGCCACACAAATCAAACAGGAGCGGGCGGAAAAGGAGAAGGCCCAAGCACAGGTCGAACGGATGCGTCCCAAAGCGTTGTTCGCTGACGCTGTGGAAACCTCGAAGACCAGCATCCTCGTGGGCGACTTGGCGAAAGTCCTGAAAGGCAATGGCGTGGATATTGGCGGCACGCGCTTGTTCGCGTGGCTGAGGGACAACGGATGGCTGATGAAAACCGGCAGCTCTCGCAACATGCCCACGCAGAAATCTATGGAATTGGGATTGTTCGAGATCAAGGAAACCACCGTGGTTCACTCGGACGGTCACACGACCATCAACAAGACACCGAAAGTCACGGGCAAAGGTCAGACGTTCTTCGTCAACAAGTTCCTCGGACACAGGGAGATTACTCAATGAGCATCAATCTTGGTACCACGGAAGTGGAATTGAGCTTGTACTCCAAGGCGCTTCAACTAGCCACGTTCACCGTGGAAGTCCCGATGGTGGGCGAACTGGAACCGGACAGCGTGTGCATAGGCGACGACATGCAGCCACGCGCGCACGTGACAGTGACGCTGCCGCCCGACGGTTCCGTCGAAAAGGCCGTTAAAGCCGGGGTTTATGCGTTCCAGAAGGCGTTCAACGAGTCGATGGAATCGAGGAACGTATGAACTGGCTGAAACGACTGCTGCACTTGGAGGAGCCGGAACCGGTCGAAAAACCGGAACCTAAGCCACCGGTAGTGGAACCATGCCCCATCTGCGGACTCGTACCCAAACTGAAGCATGTGTGCGTCACCCGCAACTACCGCTACTACTGTCTGGAAAAAGACTCGTGGCAGCTCTTGGAATGGTGCGATCACGTCGAAAGCATCCTTTCGTTCTCCTCGGTTTTTGAAGACAAGAGTGCTCAGAAGTGGAATACCGGTTGCAGACGGTTGAAGGCAGTGGTTGACGAGCCGGTTCCCGAATGCCCCGCCTGCGGGGAGAAACCCGTCGTGCAAACAGACTCGGAGTCGGACATCCCCCAGCTTGTCTGCTCATGCAACGAACTGTTGAGCAATGTGGAGATAACAAACGTCTATAAGCGCAAACGCGAGTGGATACGTCGCTGCAATGCGTTGAAACGCAAGCAGGACAACGTGAAAGACATGGAACAACTGATCGGAGAAACACAATGAACGGACATTATTCGGTTATCACGAATTTCGGCTGTCATTGGACATGCCCCTACTGCATCGTAAGGAAAACCGGATTGAACGTGCCGGTGACAGACATGCAGGCCACGCTGCGGACCATCAGCCGTGAAAGCGAACACCACCCCATGAGGTTCCTGAGCTTCATCGGCGGCGGAGACCCCCTGTTCCCCATGCGCGAGCCGGAAGCATCGAAACGTGTCGCCTTCTACCGGGAGGCGATACACAGGGCCGGAGGCTGGCTCACGGAAACCGAGATGCACACCAGCTACTTCCAATGCGGACGCAACGTGGCTCAAGTCATGCAGCAGATCAGGTTCAACCGCGTGGTGTATCACATGCGTCCCACGAGCTTGTCCGATGACGTGGCGTTGGCATTGCCCCGCAAATGGTTCGACCGTCAGAAGGTACGTGTCGTGTACGTGGTCACCCCCGATTTCACGCCGGAGCGTATCGACCGGATAGCCGATCTCGTGGCCAGCAACAACGTGGTCGATGAACTGTCGTTCAGGCAGAAGGTCAACCCCGACAACACCATCGACCACACGTGCGAGGAGTATCTGAAGGCCGGCCATCAAAACCGCTGGTGGTACATCCAACAGGATGATTACAACACGTACGTCGTGAACGACCGGCTTTACACACGATTCAGCGATATCGGCAAGGAGGACCACAGGTGAGCAAGAAGATTCGCGTCGCATGGGAAGACCTACAGCCCGGCGACCTGATTCACGTCAAAGGCAGTACGAACGTGTACCAGTTCATCCGCTTTACGGAAAACAAGCGTCAGGCTGAGGTAGGCACTTCTGGAGTCTGCGCCGGTTGGGGAGGGCGGAAAGTCCGGGACAATGAAGGTAAAGTTCGTTACTGGTTCGAGACAGGCCCGACAGCTATGCTCGTGGTCTCGCTCCTCGGTTTCGCCTATGCCACCCGTCCCGCACCCAAGAGGCCACGCTTGGAGGAACCACAACAGGATGGCGAGTACTGGCTGAAAGTCGATTATCCGAACCGGAAATGGCTGAAACTTATCGTCTTTAGAGGTGGATCTATATGGTTCTTCGTCATTGGTGATCTCGGCCCGAATGTTTTCACCCCCTACCCTACATGGGTTGACGTGCTTCGCAACATCAATCCACTCGAAGTATTGTCCGCTGAGGGATACTACATGAGAAAAGCAAAAGGCAAGCTATAAGCATTCTCCCCATAGCCTTGTTCATAATGTTGCTGAGTCTAATCATCCTTATCGAATCCACGAGGAAACCATGACCGAAGAGAAAACCGCGTCGTTTAAATACGAACGCTGCATCATCGACCTGACCGAGTTCTCGCATAAGGTCAGCGTGGAAGTCCGCGTGTACGACACTGAGGAAACCATGCGGAGAGCCGCCTGCATCGACTTGGTGGAATCCTCCATCGAATCCAATGACCTCGACAGGCCGATTGGAGATGCCGCGTTCGAAAACGGCACAGCCGGAATTACCCTCATGCAGTCCGCGCCAATCGACACGCAGACCAATGTGGTGAAATACGGGAACTCCCCCATGTGCGTGATCTATTTGAGCCGCGAACACCTGCTGCCGCATATCGTCAGCCATGAGTGCGTGCATGTTGCGATGGGCTTGTACAACGCCGAGATTCTCGGATACCGGCACAAGGCCAAGGCATGCAAGCACATGACGGTCTCAAATGAGCTTGTCGCATACGTGCAATCCGAACTGTTCCGCTGCGTTATGGAGTTCCTGGCCGATGCCGTTAAAACAACAGAAGAGGAACAATGAGCTACATCATCGACCGAACTACTTACCTCTTTTCCCCTAATGACTCGCCTTACAAGAACGCTCGTCTCGTGGAAGTCCACGAACCGTTTGAACGCCAACTAAGTAAAGGAGTCACCGAGAAAGGCTCCCGCATCGAGAAGAAGTGGATCACGGACGATGACCCGTTGACCGTCTATACGAACGAAGGCCGTATCGTCGTGCAGGACACCGGTTACTCAGAGTATCCCATCGGTATTGAGATCTACGACGATTACCGGGAATAAGAATGCCGTCCTAGTGTGCTTCCATGAGAGGCAGTGGCGGCTTCTAACAGTCTCAATAATAAAAACCCGTGGAACGACTCTATTCCGAGTGCTCCACGGGTTTTCTTGTATAATCGGGCCCACATTTATGGTTATCAGTTATTAGCATCGTCAATAATCGTTCATTTGACAATCTCCTGATTCCAGTCCAGCATGTCGCCGGTCAGCCATTCGCCGCCACTCGAAACACGCGCGTACAACCACGCTTTATAGCCGATTCGAGCCGCCTTATCGTGTTCCAGCCATGCTTTCAGCCACGTGAAACGTAGTTTCCAGCCGGGTATGCGTCGCCACAACTCCTTGTTGACGGCGGGGTCAAAACGCTCATAACGGTAGATTGCGGTAATCAATTCGCCCACTTTCTCTTGACATGAGAGCCGTCCTCGTAATCGGCGCTGACCATATCGTTGTCCAGTTCGTCAATGTCCAACAGGTCTCCAACGCCGTTTTCGTCAACCCAGTCGCTCAACTGGTTGAACGTCAAGCCTTTCGGCGCGGTGACGTGACGCTTCTCGATCTGCGTCACGCGCTGGTAAATCGTGTAGACTTCGGTTTCTTCATCCATGATGGAAACTCCCTTGTTATTGTCCGGTAAAACGATTAACGGAACAATAGAACGCTCTAAAGTCCCGTCTAAATGCTGATTTATCAGGTTGCGCCGTAATACCCCTTGCTTTAGCTATGGGGATATAAGGCGCCTCTGCCTTACATAACTACATACAAGCCTGTAAAGCAGGGTATCATAGGAAGTATGGACACCACGACAGCCAAGCGGGCATACAGGTTCCGCTTCTACCCGACGCCGGAACAGGAACAAACACTCCGGCGCACACTGGGCTGCTGCCGCAAGGTGTACAACATGGCATTGGACGCCCGCTCCGAAGCATGGACGGTCCGCCATGAGAGCGTGTCCTACGAGGATACGAGCCGGATGCTCACCGACTGGAAGAAAACCAAGGAATACGCCTACCTGCGCGAAGTGTCCTCGGTCCCGTTGCAACAGTCGCTGCGACATTTGCAGGCGGCGTACAGGAACTTCTTCGTCAAGACGGGAGACTATCCACGGTTCAAATCCAAGAAGAACGGCGGAGCCGCCACCTATGCCGCATCCGCGTTCACCTGGGATTGGGACAAACGGGAATTGACTTTGGCGAAGATGCGGGAGCCTCTGCCCGTCCGCTGGTCGCGCACACTGCCGAGGAAAGCCCGGCCGTCCACCGTCACCGTGTCCCTGGACCCGTCCGGACGCTGGCATGTGAGCATCCTCGTCGAAGAGGAAGTGAAACATCTACCCGCCTCCCCAAGCAAGGTCGGCGTCGATTTGGGCACCGAACACTTCGCCATCCTCAGCACCGGGGAGAAAATCCCCAACCCACGCCACCTCAACCATTACGCGAAGAAGCTTGAACAAGCCCAACAAACTCTCTCCAGAAAGCAGAAAGGAAGCAACAACCATCGCAAAGCCCGTCTGAAGGTCGCCAAAGCGTACGCCAAGGTCAAGGATTGTCGAAGCGACTTCCTCCACAAGCTCTCGACCCGACTCATCCGCGAAAACCAAACGGTGGTCATCGAAGACCTTGCGGTCGAAAACCTGACCCGACGGTGCGCGCCGAAACCCGATCCGGAACATCCGGGCCGTTACCTTCCCAACGGGCAAGCGGCGAAAACCGGTCTCAACAGGAGCATACTCGACACGGGTTGGAGACAGTTCCGCACGATGCTCGAATACAAGGCCCAATGGTACGGGCGCCAGCTTACGGTCATCGACCGCTGGTACCCGTCCAGCCAGATCTGCTCCACCTGCGGATACAACAGCGGCAAGAAACCATTGAACATCCGCCAATGGGACTGTCCCAAATGCGGAACCAACCACGACCGGGACATCAACGCCGCCAAAAACATCCTATCCGCCGGACTGGCGGTACGCGCCTGCGGGGACCCTCGAACCGCCGAAGCGACACTTCGGTAGGCGGGGAACAAGTCTCTACAGGAAGATCCTTACCGTGAGGCAAGGAATCCCCCGGCTTCAGCCGTGGGGAGGAAGTCAAGTGAAAACCGCACCATAGAAAGCCCTATGATGCGGTTCTAAATGATGGTTTCTATAAGAATGGCCTCATAGAACAAGTCCATGAGGCCATCAATTACCGCGATGACGAGCATCGCGGTTTGTCCCTGTCAACCTCGGTGATAACCACCGGACGCGGCTTCCCGATACCGGGATGGTCGGGAAACTCCACCCACATCAGCCACACGTCATACAGGCGCGGTTCACTTGGCGTACTGGTCATAGACATCATCCTCCGAATCATCCCAATCGGCGGGCAGTATCACATGGCCCTTCTCCGAACGCTCGAACATGTATGCATTGTGAACAGGCGGCACCGGATAACCGTCCGGCGTGTGCCGCGTCGGCTTGAACGGCAACCCGTTGTCCACCAGAGACTGGCGTAGGAACATGTTGACGGCGGTGCTCAGGCTCATGCCCATGGAATCGTAGAGCGCGGCGGCGCGCGCCTTGACGTCATCATCGACATTGGCTACCAGCTTACCCATAACAACCTCCTTAATGGCTAACAGATGGTATCAATCATATACCATATTGGGTTAGGAATGAGATATGAGTTTTCACCAGTAGATTCTGATTTCAGCGTCACTGCCAACCCAATTGTCAGGCAAAGCGGGGAACACTTCGCGCCACTCGGGTGTGAGACCATCCCGAAACTCGTCGTAATCATCCAACGAGAAATAGTCGCATTCATCGTAGCCATCGTCATGGCTGACACCTGATTCCAGCGCGTCCAGCATGTCAACCATATCCGAAGTGGCATTCGGATACAGCCACGTATGCACGGTATCCTCATGCCTCCAGCCTTTCAGCGGCGTCGAATTGCCATAAACGGTGAGCTTGATTGAAGCGCTCATAATAATCTCCTAAAGAAATATTGATTTGGCTTGTAGCAAAAAATGGGTTGCCGCCCAGCGGAAGTGAGGAAAAAGCTGGACGGCAAGAACTTAGAACAGCGGCAAAGCAAACCGCTTGTCGGGTAAATCGGTGGCGTTCAACGCCGCCAGAATCAGATCGGACGTATGCAGTGGAATGTTGGCACGCACGGCCGCGATATTCTCGGCAGTGTAGGCGCAACCGGACGATTCCAGCACCTCACGAATCTTCGCCGTGGATATCCTGACTTCCATCACAGTACTCCCAGCAAATCATCGATAAGCATGACGATAGCCGTCTGATAACGCTGATACGTGGTGGAATAACCGCAGTCATAGATCTCACGCGCTCTCTTATCCAGCACGTCCAACGACAAACCGGAATCAGCAATCAAACGCTCCATCTCATCATTGTCAGGCGGCGTACTGGGCATACAGCCGACACCCTCCAGGGTATCGATCGCACGCCTACGTAAGTCATCCGTGAAACCATGCTGACCGTCGAACACGGCGGATAGCTCATCTTCGTTGTCATCAGCCATTTCCCACGCCGACTTCAACAACAGTCGCGTGGCCTTGTCTCTCAGCTCGCTCATGTCACGCCGCCTTAGCCCACAGGTCACGGGCAACGGCCACGTAATCGGCCACCGCCTGTTCTAACTGCTTGTCACTGCCACGCTCATACCTTGCACGGTAGGCGACTACGCATTTGCCGTTGGCCGAAGCGATGTACGCCACCTTTTTACCCTTGCTGGTACGGAACGCCTTGATATGGCCCAAACCTTGCAGTTCCGGGCATTCCTTAGCCATCATCAGGTCAGGCAGAGTCGCGTAGGACACGGCAAACGTGTTGACCTTGGGCGGGACTTCAGCAATCTCTTGAGTAATCGGCGCCGGCTCATCATCAAGAAACTCATCCTCACCAGCCCACTTGCTCTCATCTTCAGGTACAGGCACCGGCCAGTGAACGCCGCTCAGGAACCGTTCACCATCATTGCGCCAATTCATATCAACCAGCGGATCAGCCTTAATGGCGGCCACACGTTTCGCGTCCATACCGGTAGGCACCGGCACCCGAACGATTCCACATCGTTCCGAGTCAGGCACCAGCAACCAGCCATGCTCAAGGTCAACCGAACTTGACTTCATACCGTTCAGAAAATCCTCATACTGGACTCCCTTGGCCTGAACATTCCACGCCGTGCCCTGCGAAGTCTGGGAAAGTGACCAGACTCGTCTAACCCGAGCGTTCACATACCGAACATCATATTTCGAGCCATCCTTGCGCAACCGCACCCACATGCCGCTCACGGCATTCACGTTACGCGACGGGTCATTGGTCAGCTTCTTCATTTTGGTTTACCTCATTTGTAAAGATTCGATTTTGATTGATTTTCTGGAATGAGTAGGCGGCTAGAAGACTCTCAGCATTCACCCTCTTCGGTGGCTTCGGTGTAGAAAACGTCGTCCATTTGGTCATTGTTGAAACGCTCATTGATGTAATCGGAAATTGCCTTACCGGTATCGTCTTCGTTAATTAGCTGACTAATGCGGGTATGGCTCACACCGTTACCGTCCAAAATGTAAGCGTCTTGCGCCCAACCATCTTCATGCTCGAAAGCCTTGTTATATTCGGTTTCCGTCACATATCCCCAGTCGCCAAGGCGATAGATGCCCTCATAGGGTTGGAAACCGTCATAGCGCGTCAATGGCGATAGTTTTTCGTCAACACGTTCCACCATGTCGGCAACATCTTTAACGGTAATGGACATTTTGAATCTCCCTTAAACAAGAGGGGCACGGCCACAACGCCATGCCCCACAACGATTTATTAACGATGGACTCGCACCATGTAGCCCCTACCCCACGGGACTAGCTCCACGGGATAACCTTTGGCCTCATAATGCGATTGAGTGGCAACAGCCACGGGAAACGACTTGCAACGGTAATGGTCAATCATGGTCGATCACTCACCCATATACGCGACTGGGTTAAGTTGCATGTCGATACGCCGCCATGCCCTGACCAATTCGGCGGTAGGCGCGTACCGTTCGACAGCCGACCGGCTACCGTCGTACCGTGCGGCCATATCATTATCAAAACCGATAACAGTATCGGCCATGATATGACGCGCCTCTTTCGCCGTAATGGCCTCACAATGCCAATTGCCATCAAACACGTCGTCGGCAACCCAAGCGTCACGCTCAGCCCTCGAATCAAACACGTAGAGGCCACCCGGCCATGACCCGTCATCCCATGTCGTGCCGATACCGTAAACCCAGCGGAAAGCGTAGAAGTAGCGTGCCATCATGCCACCGCCTTAAACTCATGCGATTGGATGAAATCGTTGCGGCTGCAGACGTTCTCAGGCGGGAAAAAATTACTCGGCCAGAACGTGAATGCACCGTCCTTGAAGTAGCCTCCTTCAATCCACTCGAAACGCTTACGCCGGACACGCCGAACGGTAAGCCAGACGGTATCGTATTTATCGAACGTCACCGTCTTGTCAGTGGCTTTGACGATAACGTAGATGTCGCCGGCCAACGATTGGGCCAACCAGCCAACGTGGAAGTCGCTTGGATTCAGTATTTCTTCAGGCATGGCACACCTCCATTAGTGTGATATAGGATCTATAGGTTTGATTGATTGAAATTGCCCGAATGGGCGGGAAGCGCGGATTAATGCGCCGCGCTATCGCAGTCAAACTGTCTTAACGAAAGATTCGGGCATGTCACGCCGGAACGTGTACCCGTCGAACATATCGCCGTGCATCTCCTCAACGGCAAAACCATTGCCGCGCATGAATTGTAGAAACTCACTCATGCCCATGCCGCCAAAGCACAGCTCATACCCGTAATCGAGTTTGTTGACCACGCGCGTGACCTGACCACTATAACCGGTGTTCACGTTCAGTTTCGGCCACATCATGAGTGTCTGCATAAGCGGGTTATCTTTCAACGCTAAATCAACTGCCGCACTCTCCTTGTCGTATCCACAGCCTGACACGGTACCGTTAGTGTAGTCGCCGCGAATGCCGGCGAGGTTGGCCCAGACTTCGGCACGCGGGTTACTCCCCCACATGCGTGACCTATGCCAGTTAACGTTAATCCTAAAAACAAGTTCCACACACATTGTGAATCTCCCTTGAATTGATGAAGCGCGGAGACAGCCGCGCGACTGAATGAATCTGATTGAAAGACTTAGTAGCGTTCGTCGATTAGAATGCCGTCTTGGTAGATGTACAGTCCGGTACCGCGTCCGTTGCCCATTCGAGCACTATCCCAGTAGCAGAGTCCAGCTTGACCCGAGCCGTCTTCGTTCTCACATTGCGGGATGTTCGCGGTATCACTACCGCAAGCGGACAGGGTGAAAAGTGTGATTAACGCGGCTGAAGCCGCCAGAATTTTACGCATGGTTCCTCACTTCCATGTGAGGCGTGCTAAGATAGCACAGCCTCGATTTGATTGATTGGTTAGAGAACTTTCAACTTAAGGCACGCGGCTAGGTAGTTGGCGCTACTTAGCCGCATTCTTTTAACGCATCAGGTCGCTCGGTTGGCAGTTGAGTGCACTGGATATCTTCAAAGCGTTTTCAAGAGTCATGTTCCGAACGTCTCGCCGCCCGGTCTCATAACTGCTGATGATTGTTCGCGCTATTCCAGTGCGCTTGGCTAGCTCAACTTGTGTTAAGTCGGCTTGTTTGCGCAGTTCCTTAAGTCCCATAGGCTTACCCGCTTTCTCTAGTAGTAGGTAAACCAATTATGACAGCAAAATGTATCATTTGTATATAGGGAAACACTGTTAAGTTCTCAAACTTGCTTTTGTCTTGCCCGATTGGGCTTGATAATTGATAGCATAACGTATCATTTTGGTTTAAACAAATCGGCGTGTCGGAAAACCAGCACGCCGAACAGCTCACACTGACGCGAACTCACGCACCAGCGCGTGCCGCATGATGTCATCAGCGGACACGCCACGACGTTTAGCGACGGCATCCAACATGGCCGACATGTCAGCGCTTAACGAAAACGTCCGACTGACAGCATCCGCCTGAGCGACAGGAACGACAGGCCCGGAATACACCGCACCCGGCCTTCCGCCGAACTCGCCGTTATCCGCATCGTCGGCCCACTTGTCCAACATGTCATCAGTGACCACACGGCCACCCTTCGCAACAAAAGACATGACACTTCCTCCTTTACAAAAGTTTCAGTTCCCGCAGCACCTTCGGCGTCGCACGCATGGCATGGAACACATGCCAACGATCCGACTCATCTAGTACCGCCACCATTTCCAGCAAACGCCCGTACTCGTCGTATCCAACCGCCACATAACGCAACGGGTCGGTATCCTCACGCGCCATAAACCGCACGACGTTCGACCATGCCACGCGCACCGAATCAGCGGACACGTCGGGATGTCGAGTCTGGATACGCGGGTCAACGACGATATCGCCAACCGGCACGGCTCACCACCTTTCGATATAACAGGTTCCAGCGTATCCCGTCCACCTTGGGACACGCTATGAGCGCCTAGACTATGGGATAAACCCAGTGAGCTAGGCCGGCCACATACAATGCCTATGGCTGGGCGAAGAATTGATTAGGGCACGCGCACGCCTACTCGGCGCCGCTTTCTTTCGGCTCACTAGGAGCCTCAGCAAGCGCAAACATCTCGGATAAATCGTTAGCCATCTTGCGCCGCCCCAACGCACGTAACCATTTAACAGCCATCTCTAACGTCATGTTTTTTGTATCGAGATGCCCATTCTTGTACTTGGATACCGTGGTACGAGGTATGCCGATTTTATCGGCTAACTGTTGATTATCCAGATTCTTGCTGTCTTGCAATTCCCTGTAGTCCATGGCCCACCTCGCTATCTGTTTCAGTGGGCCTAATTATACCTTTGGCTTATTCGCAGACGGAGTTTCTGATGCCATCGCGCCGCGTTCTCTCAGCGGCCCCCGCACTACTCGCAAGACCTCTGCCTTGCTTCATTATCCCTCACCAGTCCTTGACTGGGTATCGGTAACACTATTCAATTCTCAAACTCTCTATGTCGCTCGGGATAGCTCTCACCTATCACCGGGACTTCGTGCGCCGCTGGGACTCGAACCCAGTACCCGCCTATCGGCGGCGCTGTCAGTAGTTGAGCTCGGCCCACACTCGGTCGAACTTGCGGTAGAGCTCGGCGGGGTATTCCTCGTTGTCGTCCATCTCGATACCGAGGGCTATGGCCGTGATGTCCAGCACGTTGTCATAGGTGCAGGGCTTGCATACCGTGGCTAGGTCTACCGCCGCTCTAAAGGCTTTGGCTTTAATCTCCGTGGTGTTCATCTCGGGGTTCCTTTCTTGGTGTTCCGTGGTTGATGGCTATCACTATACGCGGTCCAATACTGGAACGCAAGTCGGTATCGCAAACCACCACCAAAACCATTGCAGCCACTAGCATTCCTCGGCGTGTCGCAACCACCATAACCACCACAAAAACCGTCAAACCACAGAGCCCACGCCACTACTCCCATACCCATATAGTCGCACATACAACAGTTGCACCATGCAACAATCACCAAACATGAGCCAACATCACTCAACCTCATGCCGCCGCCGCTCACAGTCCCATAACCACGCATGTATGCGCACGCGCCCACACGCACACGCCTACGCGCGTACACGCGCGGATACGCGCACGCACACGTATGCGCACACGCACACACACGCCCACACGCACGCATGTACGCACGCATACGCGCACGCCCACACGCGCGTACACGCGCACGCGCACACATGGGGGTGGGAGAGCCCCACCCCGGTAAGACGTGGGGGCCGCACGGACAATGGTTCTGCTCGTGAATGATCTGCTGGGCTGTTTTTTGAATTAGCGTTTCATTGGTGGTGGGAATACTCTTGCAACGCTTGCTGCAACGCTTGTTGTGAGTAAAATCTCGTGTAGATGGATTGTCGGGGATTGGAGCGAAGCTCGGGTTCCTGACAAGGTGAGGCCCCGCAGTCGCGGGGTTTTCTTGTATTTGCGTGAGATATCCCAATTGGTAGAGGACGCCGGCTCAAACCCGGTGTGTTGTGGGTTCGATTCCCTCTCTCACGACTAGGCCACGCTTTTTTTGAAAACCGAACCGTCAAAACAGTTTTACGAGGATTTGTAAGGTCGAGTTCTCTGGGATTCCGTTTTGTATTGGTGTTGTTTTCTTGGACCGGGGGCGTGGCCGTGGATGATTGGCAGAGTAGACGAATGCGGCGGCTTGCTAGGCCGTAAACCGTAAAAGGTTCGCAAGTGCAAATCTTGCATCATCCGCGAGATGGTCGGTGAGGCTGGTCAAGGCCCTGACTGTCGTGGGGGTTCGACTATCCCTATATGCCCGTAGCTCAATGGTAGAGTACCGGTCTCCAAAACCGGTGACGTGAGTTCGATTCTCACCGGGTATGCGATGCCGGTAGCTCAGCGGCTAGAGCGTATGGCTACGGTCATAGGGTCGGTGGTTCGAGTCCACTCCGGTACCACAACGCCTTCAAGAAGAGGCGATTACAGGCGGTGACGGCTTCTTGGGTCATCGCCGGATGTCGGCGGCGGCTTCATGCCATGCCGTGCGGCGATAACTGAACAGCGCTCCCCTAGTGGGAGGCATGGCATTCTAGCTCATTGGAAGAGCGGCGCTCTCGTAAAGCGCAGGTTCGAGTTCGATTCTCGGGATTGCCTCTAGGAGCCGGTGGCTCGTGGACCAACATCCCCTGTATTTGGATTAACCCCGTTGGAATGCTCGCTCGCCACGCTCCCACCGGCTCCGCCCCCTACGTGTAAGGAGTCATCGTGGCTTGGTCATCTTCCAACCGTGATGCACGGTTCAACCCCGGATGGGAGCGGACCCGCAAGCGGATATTAGAGCGGGACCACCATCGATGCCAGTGGATTGTGACCGACTGGCATACGGGGGCGAAGCATATTTGCGGCTATCCTGCCAATGAGGTCGATCATAAGGTTCGCGCGAAGAACGGTGAGCCTGATGATGATTCCCCGTCGAACCTGTGGGCGTTGTGCTCATATCACCATAAGCAGAAAACCGCTCGTGAGAGTGGTGAGGCTCGGGTGGAAAAGCGTAGGAGCCGCGAGGAGGCCGAATGGTATTCGAGGCCGGCTTTTCGATAGAGCGTTGCGCTGTGTTCGGGTGTCTTAACCCGGTGTGCGCCAAAGGGTTGTGCAGGGAGCATTACAACCGGAACTACTATTCCGGCACTCCGTTGAGGAGACTGCGCACCCGCATGTGTCCGGTGTGCTTCAAATGGTTCGACCCTGAGCGTTCCTCTCGCTTGTTCTGTTCGGACAAGTGCCGTTTGAGGTATTTCCGTAAACGTCAACTGCATCCCGAGCTGCCGTCGCGTCCTGAAACCGTGTTGCATGAGCGGACGGTGGAACCGGCTGAACGGCCTCGGATGGTTGTCGAGTCTTTCACCCGTTCGCAGGTGATTGAGAAGTGTGCCGGCCGTTGCCAGAAGTGCGGCGGACTGGTCGATGTAGATAGTGCCGGGCCTGACGGCGCGGCTTTTGAGTGGAAGGTTCCTTTGGAGAAGTCGCATTCAGCGACTTTGGAGAACCGCATTCTCGTTCACGACCGGTGCAGGGGCGAAAAGCCCGTGCGTCGGACAGCCCGGAATGGGCGGAAACGGAGCGTGAATCATGGCAGGAAACGGGCGTAGGGCGTCCAAGATAGCCGCGATGCCTTTGCTGAGCAGTCCCGAGGAGCCGGTTGGGCCGGAACTGCCTGATGTTCGCCCGGATACGGGCGATGAATGGTTGCCGGTCACTCGCCGCTGGTATGAGGATTTGCGTCGTAGCCCGTTGGCTCAGCGTATGGGCGTCGGCCCTGACTGGGATTTCGTGTTGGATACGGCGCTGCTCAAGGATGATTTCAAACGTTCCCGTAAGGGGCGTGCGATTCTGGCGGCTGAGATTCGCCAGCGTGAGGCCATGATCGGCGTCACTCCGAAGGCGCGTAACGATTTGAAGTTCGACGCGCCTCAGGCGAATGATTTGAAGGCGTCCTCGTATTCGGGTTCCTCGAACGTCATCAGCATGGAGGAAGCACGTAGGCAGCGTCGGGCGGTGGGCTGATGCATGACGTTATCCCTAATCTGACCGCCGAGGATAGGGAGCGTTCGCTTGGCTGGCTTGCCTTGTGGTGGATACAGTCGTTCTGCGTCGTGGGTTCGGAGCCCGCGTATGACATGCCCGTGTATGAGAGTCCTGAGTATGCGCGGTTCTACGTGGACTGTTACGCGCTCGACAAGTATGGGCAGCGTCGCTTCAACCATGTGTTCCTGAGTCGCCCCAAGGGTTGTGACAAGTCCGGCAAGGGTGGCCGTCTGGGTTTGTTCGAGGCTTTGGGCCCATGCCGTTTCGCCGGTTGGGCGAAGGGCGGGGAAACCTACACGTTCCTCGGCCAGACTTACGAGTATCTGCCGGGCGAGCCTATGGGCCGTCCCGTGCAGGGCCCGAACGTGGTGTGCATCGCCACCGCCGAAGAACAGACGGATAACGTTTATCAGGTAATGAAGTACAACTGCGAGAACGGGCCTTTGAGCCAGTTGCGCGGTTATGGTCTTGATGTCGGTGAAACCCGTATCCTGCTGCCGGAGGGTGGTTCGATCAAGCCCGGTGCCACCGGTTCTTCCACGCATGACGGCGGCAAGCAGACGTTCATCATCGCCGACGAATCCCACTTGTACAACGTTCCCCGGTTGAAGGCCACGTATCATACGCTGAAACGTAATCTCTCGAAGCGTATGGGCGACGCCGAACCGTGGGTGTTGGAAACCACGACCATGTACCGTCCCGGCGAGAACAGTATCGCCGAGGAGACCTACAAGCACGCTCAGGATATTCGAGAGGGTCGCATCAAGGACCCGAAGCTGCTGTTCGACCACAGGTATTCGCCTTTGAACATCGAGGACCTGGGTGATGCGGGCAAACTGAAGCATGGCCTGTATGAGGCGTATGGTTCCGCCGCGAAGTCAAGGGACGGCAAGGACCATATCATTCTCGCTGACGGCAGCATCGTGCCGGTCAACGACGAGGGTGTGAGCGATGACGGGTATTCGCTTCGCTCCCCCGGCGTGGAGCCGGGCCCGTCGAAGGACGGCTGGGTTGATATTCGCGGCCCTATCGCGGATATCCTCGACCCGGCTTCCGATGTGGGCGATTCGATTCGCTACTACCTGAACAGTCTCACGAGCGTTTCCGACGCTTGGCTGTCCGAATCCCTGTTGAAAAGCCATCTCGCGGGCATCGCATTGTATGCGGGCGTTCCCGAGGGCACCGACTTGGACGAGGCAGCGCCTTGGAAGGACATTATTTCGGACGAGGACGAGATAACGCTTGGCTTCGACGGTTCGCTTTCCGATGATGCGACCGCCTTGGTCGGCTGCCGTGTCAGGGACGGCCTGTTGTTCCTTATCAAACTGGAACAGAAGCCCGAAGGCCCCGAGGCCGCTGACTGGCAGGTCGATGTGGAGGCGTTCGACCGCAAGGTTCGCTGGATGCTGGACAACTACAACGTTGTCGGCTTCTTCGCGGATGTCCACGGCTGGCGTGACCTCATTATCGGCTGGGAAACCGACTACTCGTATCTCGACCTTGTGGGCCAGCGCAACAACGGCGACCCGATCATGTTCCACACGAACAATTGGGAGTCGGACATGAAGCAGGCGTATGTGGACATGCATACCGCGTTCTGCCGTGAATGGACGGCGTGCGATGACGAGGACAATCCCGTCATCGGTGATGTCGCACTGTTGGCCGACCCGAGGCTTCTCGCGCATTTCAGAAACGCGCGAAGGAAGAACCTGCGCAGGACGAACGCCGATGGCTCCACTCAGTACCTCGTGTACAAGGAGACGCCGAACAGTCCGTTGAAGATAGACGCCTGCATCGCAGGCGTCCTCGCATATACGGCGCGTACCCGTTATCTGGAACAGGCCAGTTCCCGTGCGCCGAGGGTGCGCACCCACGTTACCCGAGTGACTTATTAGAAGGACGGTGAGATATGGCCGTGCAGTTGGAGTCGTTGGTTCCCGATGATGTCGAACCGGGAGGCGACGGCGTGGTGCTTACCCGGTTGGCGAACCGGCTGGTGAACCGTATCCCCATGCTGTGCCGGTTGAAAACGTTCTACGACGGCAAGGAGACCGTACCCACGAAGGCGGTCCCCCGCAACATGGATGTGACCAGTTCGGACATCTACCGCAGGTTCGTGGACATCTGCCCGATGAACTTGGCGAGCACGATAGCGAACGCGGTCATCACCTCGGAGAAGCCCACCGGCTTCCGTCTGGTGTCGGACAAGGCGATACGTTCCACCGCCGCAGACGACATGTGGCAGAAGTCGGGCATGAACCTGAAATCGTTGAACATGCTGCGTGACGCATCGATTTACGGTGCCGCCTATGCGCAGGCGTGGTCGACGCCTAACCCGGCCTACATTTCGAGGCTCAGCCCTTGGGATACCGTCGTTTCCGACGATAAGAGCGCGGCCATCGTCTACTCGTATGACGCGGATGAAGGCACCGAGAACATCGCCTTGTACCGTCTGGTCCGTGACGATAAGGGCAATGTGACCGACGTGTATGGTCGTGTCGCCAGACGTGAGGTGGAGTCGCGGACGCTGCCGACCGACAGTCCCGACTATGAGGATGCCGTGTATGAGCTGGCGAACGATGATTCCAAGAAGAAACCGTCGTTGCCCGCCTTGTTCGAATGGGTGGGCGCGGCCAGTTCCGATGGTCTTGATTTCGCCCGTGACTGCGGTTGCCTGCCCATCGTCCAGTTGAAGACCGCGACCGGTCGAGGCCAGTTCGAGCCTCATCTTCCGACGTTGAGCGCCATCGACCAGCAGCGTTTCCAACGTTTCTGCATTCAGGAGATGCAGGCGTTCAAACAGCGTTGGGTGTCCGGCGACCTTCCCGAGTATTACACGAAGCAGGACCCGGCCGTGAAGGCCAACCGTGCGCGTGCCGGCGAAAAGATCGACTACTCGTCCTTGTTCGAGCTTGGCCCCGCCGCCTTGTGGCTGATGCCGAAGGACGCGAAGATGGGCGAAAGCTCCGTGACGGACATCACGCCGATTGTCTCCGCCGCGAACACGGACATCAAACAGTTGGCCGGCGCGTCCGGCACCCCGTTGTCGATTCTCAGCCCTGACGTTTCCGGCAGCGCGGCGGGGGCGAAGCTCACCACCCGCATGTTGAGGCTCAAAGTGCAGGACATGAACGAGCGTGCCAATGATGCGTTCGTGCTGTTGCTTCGCATGGCGTTGGTCGCAAGCGGCCAGCAGTCCGCCGCCGATGAACGTTTCGAGACGATGTGGCAGCCGGTCGAGACTCCCACCGATTTGGAGCAGGCGCAAGCCGCCAACTATGTGAAGGGACTGCTACCGGTCAAAACCATCATGCGCCGGTTCCTGAACATGAGCGAGATGGATATAGCCGAAGCCATGCAGGACTTGCAGGACACGGCTTTCGCCACCGCTCTGAGTCAGGAGAACACTCTGGTCGAAGGCAAGACCTCACAGCAGTCGGCTCCCATCTTGCAGGACACGTTGGATTCGACATCGACCATCCCTGACCTGAACGACGTTCTGGGCGACGAGACGTTGGACTCCACCGATGAGGTGACGTGATGGCCGACATGACACAGGCGCTGACCGTCATGGAACGGCAGCGTCAGGCGCTGGTCGACGCCTACGTGCAGCGTGCGTGGAACATGTGGAAGTCGCTCGACCCCGCCGACTGGTGGAACGACGCGATAACACAGGGCGTGTCCGCGTGGATAACACAGAATCAGATCGCGTTCATCAAAGCCATGCGGCATCTGGGCGTCTCCTATGCGGACGTGATGCTCGGCATGGTGAACGTGCCTTCGGATGGTCAGATTCCCGAATACATCGTCACAAGGGACAACACCGACCCTTGGGCGGTGAGCGTGCGTCCTGCCGACGCCTATCGGAGCATGGCCGTAAGGGACCCGTCGATACGCCCGCTGGCATGGGACAATCTGGACGATTACGTGCAGAAGGCCGTCGATGATTGGCTTGACGCCGCCGTGAAACGGTTGACGGACAATGCGAACACCGATGGTCAGATAGCCATGAACAGTGCGGCCACGCAACGATTCCACGGTTCCGGCGTCAGAAAATACCGTAGGGTCATACACCCCGAGCTTTCCAAGACCGGCACGTGCGGCCTGTGCGCCGTCGCGGCCACGAACGTGTTTTCCACGGCCGACCTTCTGCCCATGCACAACAACTGCAAATGCACCGTCGCCCCGATCACCGCGAACAATGACCCCGGTCTGAAACTCAACCGGGAGGATTTGGACGCCATCTACAGGAAGGCTGGCAGCACGTCAGCCGCCGACCTGAAAAGCGTGCGCGTCATCATGGAATCGCATAGCGAGATCGGGCCGATTCTCACGCAGTCCCAGTGGCGGCGTGAATACGATGACGGCACTCCCGCGCCGGAATGGCATATCCCCGACCTGAAGATGACGCGCACCGCGTTGCAGCGCATGTACGCGAGGGCTATGGAGTTTCAACAGCATTATCAGAAAGTGCTGGATACGGGCGAGGAAGACGATTTTCCATTCGAGGGTCGAAAGTACAGCTTCCGGCCTTCGGGGCATTTAAGACAAGCCATGTCCTATCAGAGGGCGTGGCTCCAATACCTGCGGTCGACCCTCGGTTTGGCCGCGTGAATGAAAGGGGCGGGCGGATGCCTACCAAGGAAGAACAGAACACTGCCGAAACCGAAACGGTTCAGCAGTCTCAGCCTGAAACGGGCGCGGCAGAAACGACCGCCGACATTCAGGAAAACAATGAAAACGTCAAGCCGGAGGAAAACCCCGGTGACAACGAGCTCGCCAAGTGGAAGGCGATGAGCCGTAAGAACGAGAAGCAGGCCGAAGCGAACCTCAAGCAGGCGCAGCAGGTTCAGGCCGAGCTTGCCCAGGTGCGTGCCGACAACGCGCGTCTGATTGCGAAGAGCACGTATCCGCAGGTCACTGACAAGGTGTTTGAAGCCCTGTACAAGGGTGATGGCACGCCGGAGGATATCGCGGACTTCGCCAAGTCCTATGCGGAGCTCAACCCCATCCAACCCGGTTCGCCGTTGGGCGTTCAGCCGAACGGTCGTGTTCAGGTGCCGGAAGCCGAGGCTCTTCGCAGCGTGGGCCGAAAGGCCGAGAACCCCGAGGGCGAGTTCAATCCGAAACCAAAGCGCGGCGACGCCTACAAGCGTGCGATGGACCGTCAGAACGCCCGCCGCCGCAACCATAACAAGCAAACCAAATGAAAGGAGCCATACTCATGGCGCTTCCTATTGAAATGGTGCATGGCACCGGCCTGACCACCGTTGAGGAAAACAATGAGTGGCGTTTCGGCGAGCAGACGGGCGGCGTGGTCTCCGTGATCATCGTCCCCGAACTGTTCAACGTCGATGACGAGACTCTGCGCAACAAGTACCTGACCGGGGTCAGCCCGACAGCCACGACCATCTACATCCGTTCCGGTATTCCGCTCGCCAAGATCACGAGCGGCACCAACAAGGGCGCTTACGGCCCGTATGACCCGAAGGCTACCGATGGCCGTCAGACCGCCATCGCCGGCCTGTTGGAGTCCGCCGTCGCCGTGAACGTCACCTATTCCGGCTGGCAGGTCGATGACACCTATGTGGGCCTTCGCTACCGTGGCGACATTATCAAGAGCAAGCTGCCGGTCGTTCCCGCCGACGAGGCCAAGTGGGGCGGCTGCTTCTACGATGTCGAGGATGATGCTGTCACCGCATTGTCCGGTTCGGCTGGCGCTGCCGGTTCCGCTGGTGTGGGCGTGAAGTCCATCACCTTGACCAAGAACACCTCTGGTGACATCACCGGTGGCACTTGGGTCGGCACCGACAACAAGTCGAACACCATCACCATCGCCTGACACCCCGTCTAAACCGATTCTTTGAAACCCGCCCCTCGTGGCGGGTTTTCTCATATCTGAAAGGAAATATCCAATGGCATTGGACAAGGAAATCTTCCCGCCGAGCGAAGCCACCGAGGTTGCGCAGGCGGGCTTCGATTACGTGAACGGCATTCTCCCGTTCTCCACCATGTTCCCCATCCAGTCCAATGACGGCGAATGGACCGTCTCTTGGACGCCGAATCTGCCGACGCTCTCCACGAACGCCATGCAGCGTCGTGCGCTGGACGCCGAGATCGGCCACACTTCGATGGTCGAACAGTCCGCCGAACAGCATACGGGCCTTCTGCCCCTGTCCGGCATGGACCACATCACCGAACGTGATATGGCCAAGCACGCGAACGACAAGCAGTTCATCCACGACAAGGCCGAAGCCAAGACCACGCATCTGGGCCAGACCGCCGGCGTGACCCTTGAACTTGAGTCCATCTCCGCGATGATGGATGGCAAGATCACCATCAACGAGAACGGCGCGAACGTTGTCTACTCGTTCGGCCGTCCGGCCAAGCAGCATAATCAGACTCCGACCACTCTCTGGTCCCAGGCTACTTCCGACCCGATTGCCGACGTTCAGGGTTGGATTGAGGTCATGCGCAAGAACAAGGGCCGTACACCGCACGCCGCGTTCACCACGTCGAAGGTCATCGACGCATTGCGCGGCAACGAACAGTTCCGTCAGGAAGCGTCCGGCATGGACTTGGCTCATTCCAAGCCACGACTGTCCCGCGACGAGGTGCTGGGCGTTCTCGCCAGCCAGCTTCAGCTGAACGACGTGCGTATGCTCGACCTCGAATACGAGAACCTTGAACTGGACGGCGGCTTCAAGATGGACGTGGACACCACCACGCTCATCCCCGATGCCACGTTCGTCATGCTTCCCTCGTTCAACGACCCGACCCTTGGCTTCACCGCTTCCGGCCCGACCGCCGAAGCCCAAAACTCCGAGTATGAGATCAACAAGAGCGTCAACGACGGTCTTGTCGCCGCCATGCTCTCCCATCAGGCTCCGGCCAACTACGATATCTGGGTCAACGGCTCCGCGCTGCCCGTATTGCAGGATGCCGTCAGCACGTTCAAGGCCAACGTCCTGTAGGAGCCGTCATGGCAAGCGTTGACGGCATCGACTGGATGAAACACATGCAGGTCAGTCTGCTTGACCAGCCCGGGCTAGCCGACGCCTATCCGAACGAATGGGTGAAATCACGTTGCCGTATCGCCGCCGAAATGGCGTTGACCGAATCCGGCAACGCGGAACCCCGCCTCAATTCGGGCGACCTGAGCGAGGACACGTTCGCCTACGTGGTCTGCTCGATGGTGATTCGCGTCATGCGATGGCACCGGCTCAAATCCGAGTCGAACGGCAACTATTCGTATGAGGAGCATGACCCCCAGCCTAATCCGCCCGCCTATGATGCCAGTCCCAACCTGTATGTGAGCAAACGCGAAAAGCAGTTGCTTGACGGTTACGCGGAGGGACACGGCCCCGTAGGCACCATTGGTGTCGGGTTGAGCCGAATCTACGGATTGTGAGGCCCTATGGCCGATGAAACATTGGACTTGGGACACCTTTACGACGGTGTTGATTTGGATGAACTCGGCGGCGGGCACCTGTACGACGATACCGAGTTGGAGCCTCGTATCACGGATGACCTTCTGCACCGCGACATGATCGTGGTGCAGCCGATGAAACCGGTCGAAACCGTCTACGGTTCCGGCACCGTGCCGGATGGGGACGCCTCCTACTGTTACTGCTCGTTCGAGCCTCGAATCAATAAGAACGGCACGTTTTCCAAGAACTGGGCGCAGGACACCACGCCGCAAACGACCGGTGGCCTGCGCGAGGATGCGTTGGTGATCGTTCTCGCGCCGGAATGGCATGGGGACATCAACACGCAGTTCTGGCTCGATAACGCCTGTTACGAGGTTGACGGCCCGCCTATGGAGATGCGTCACGCCTCGGATGCCGCCCACCATTGGAACATCACCGCGAGATGCATCGGCCATGCGACCAAGGACAACGGGTTGAAACCGCCTGTCCCGCCCGAGGGGAGCCGCACATGGGGTACGTGAACTTGAAGCCCGCAAGGGTGCTGAACCGTGACATGGCGATACTGTTCGGAGCCGAAGCGACCCGTCCCGTGGCGGAGAAGGTCGAAGCGAAAGCCAAGGCGCTGGCCGACATGAAGGCGAAGCATTCGTCCGTCGCCAACCGCATCGACATCAGCACTCACGCTCACGGCACGCACACCGCCGTCATCATGAGCGTCAAGGGCCGTGACGGTTCCGAGATCGCCTCTCACTTGGAGTTCGGCTACTTCAACCGGTGGCTGGAACACAAGTACGGCATCAAAAGCCCGCTGGCTTGGATGCCGGGATTGTTCATCATGTCGGAGGCGAAATATGTCTGACCCCACGATATTCGACCTTTCCGTAAGGGAACAGTTGGATGCGGTCGCCATGACACGCGCCTACCTGGACGCCGTCGAATGGAAGAACCGTGATTTCAGGCCGGTCATCCAACCGGAGGTCACGCCCGCCACGGATTCGCTCCTGTTGTCCCATGACGTGATTCTCTACCATTGCGGTGCTCCTGAGCAGCCCGACTGGAATCTGAAGGCTTGGATATGGCAGTACACGCTGTCTTTGACGGTGTTGGGCCGTGACCCGGAACGGGTGGCCCGCATCTGCGGATGGCTGCACCGTTGCATATCCGCATGGCCCTACCGGCCCGGCACCGACTATGGGAAGATCGGGCGGATAGTGGACAATCCCGGTTTCGAGTCCCGGTCTTCCGGCGACATGACCAGTTCCAAAAGCATCGTCGCGTGGACTTCCACGAAACGCATACAGGCCGCGTCCCCACGCGGCTGACCTTATCTGAAAAACCATCAATCACACAATCAGACCCCGCACGCCTACACGGCTGCGGGGTTTTCCATATTTGAAAGGAAAACGATATGGCTGACGAAATCGGCATCCACGACGACGGCGTGTTGACCGCCGTCCGAGGAACGATCTTCATGGCGAAGGCCGAGACCATCATTACCTCCGCACTGCTCAAGCAGTTCACCGTCGAGGCGGCGACCGTGGGCGTGGGCGACGGCATGTGGACGAACCTCGGCCACATGTCGAACGACAACCTGCCCGAGTTCGCGTTGGACGGCGGCGACGCCACCACGTTGAGCACTTGGCTCAAGGCGGCGTTCCGCACCCAGTACGCCCAGACCACCGGCACTGTGACGTTCAATTCGGTGCAGGGCGACAAGGGCACGTTCAAGACCTTCTACAACGCGGTCGATATGACCGGCGCCGGCGTGGCCTTCTCCTTGGAGAAGACCCCCATCAACAAGTCCCTGTTCATCCTGTGGTCCGACACGAACACGACCGGCCGTGCCGGCCTGCTGCTGCCGAACTCGGACATCGCGTTCTCCAGTCTGCCTGCTCTTTCCACGGATTCGTTCGTGGAGTTCTCCGCTCAGGCGAACATCAAGACATCCAGCGTGCTTCCGCATGACAAGAACGGCAAGTTCACGTCCGTCGCCTACTTCGCGCCGTCCGACTTCACGGTCTGACCCGTCTCTTCCTTGCCGCGTCTCCTATCCGCGCGGCAAGGAACCCCCTCTTTCCACGGATAGGGCTTTTCAGAATCATTCTTTTCCACGGATAGGAGCCGATGATGGCAGAGAACACTAAGAACACGACCGACAACGCGAAGATGCCGGAGACATGGGACGAGCTCAAGGAACAGCCGCTGTTCGCGGGACTGCCCGACATGGCGAAGCCGCAGGAGCTGAACGTGGCCCAGTCCGCCGAGTTCTCGGTGACATGGCAGCGCATCTCCGAACGCAACGGGAAACTGGGCGACATGGGCTTATTCGGCGACGATGAGGCCGACAAGCCGAAGAAGAAGCCGAAGTACGACGAGTCCGAAGCCGTCATCCTCATGGCCGAGATCGTGCAGTACGCGGACATGTTCTACCGCGAAATCGCGGCCGACGAGAAGCAGTGGGACGAGTTCACCCGTGGCCGCACCTTGGAGAACCTGTACGTGCTGCTGGTGTCCCTGACCACGTTCTATTCGGTGGCACTGGGAAAATCAAGCGCCTCCAAGACGCGCTTGGAGAATGCAGAGTAGCGGTCTCGGCCGACTTCCAACGCTTCTACAACATCAACCTCCCCGCCAGTATGGGCCGCATGGAGCCGTCATGGCTGTGCGACCTGCTGGACGGTTTGGAGGGCGTTGACGGGAGCCTGTACCGCGCGTGGATGGCCGAACACCATCCGCTCCCACGGGAAGACGCGGCATGCTTTTCGCGTCTTTCCTACCTCACCTACGGGCAGTCGCAGATGCTGATGCTCAGCATGACGAACCAGCTTGAGATGATTCGCGTGATGATCGCCCGCATGATGGGCGACAAGAAGTCGAAGCCGCAGCCCGTCTATCCGCCCGGCACCGTGGTCAAGCCCGATTCGGTCGGGCCGAAATCGTTCTCCACGGCGGGCAAGTCGTTCGCCCAGATCACGGGCATGTTGGGTGCCGTGTTCGGCGGCAACAGTTTCTAGCAGAAAACCCCTCGCATTCCACGAGGGGTTTTCGTTTATCCTCCCGGAGGTTTTCTCATGGCCTTGTATTCCGCTGGCGCGGTCGGCGTCGATATTCGCCCGGACACCGATAATTTCTGGAAGATTCTCAACGCGGAACTGCATTCTCGCCACCCCGAGGTCACCGTTGATGTGAACACGAAGGGCGTCGCACGCGCCAAGGAGCAGATGCGCGACCTTGACGGCAAGACCCTCACCAACGTGGTGAAGATCGACGGCGACCCGTCCGGCTTGCGTGCCATCGACAAGGCCATGCAGGCCCAGCGGAAGCAGTGGGAGAAGAAGCCGGTCACCAGCAGGTTCGACTTGGACGATACGTCGTTCAATGAGAAGATTCACCGGCTTTCCAACCAGATCAAGCGGACCGCCGGCCAGACGGAGGCGTTCGTCAAGAAGTCGCAGAAATCCGTGGCCGACAGTCTTCAGGACAGTCTCTCCCGCATGCGTTCGGCACGCGCCTTCTACGACAAGGAGGCCACGGCCGCATCCCGCAGGCAGACCATGCTCATCAAGGACGAGCACGCCGCCTACGACATGTACGCGGAGGCCATCGAGAACGGGCGCAAACGTCAGGAGCAGTTGACCCGCAGCCAAGCCGATGTCAGTAAGACCCTTGACTGGTCCATCAAGAAGATGAAGGAGCTGCGCGAGGCCGGGAACATCGACACCGCGAACTGGTACAAGAACAGTCGCATCCCCGAGCTGCGCGAACAGCTCAAGGGCCTGAAAGCCGACCTGAAGGCGGTAGGCAAGGAGATAGCGGAGAACAAGAAGGCGCAGGACAAGCTCTTCTCCGCTGATTTCGACAACAAGGTAGCGGCACAGCAGCGTCTTATCGACTCCAACACCAAGAAGTGGGAGAAGGCGACCGACGCCATCTCCAAGTATTCGGACGCCGAGCTCATGCGCAAGGCGCGGCTCAAAGACTTCAACCGTGAGAACGACCGGCTGTTCTCCGGCCTGAACAAGATTCTCGACCTTGAGGAGAAGTCCGAGAAGCTGAACCGCAGGCAGCTCCAGCAGCTGTCGAAGCTCACGGCCGGCCAGAAGGCGTTGGCCGAGGTGTTCGAAGACACGGGAACCAGCGTCAAACGCCTCAACGCGGTACAGAACGATTCGCGCCGCACGATGGACAAGCAGCGCAAGACCGCCCGCGAACTGACCAGCCTGTTCGACGAGCAGGAGACCCAGATCAACGCGCTTTCCGCCGCGTTCCAGAAGTTCAAGCCCATGGGCATCGACAAGAACCTCGGCAAGGAGCTCAACAATACCTTCGACCAGCTGAAGAAGCTGCGCGACTTCGCATCCCGCAAGCCGATCACCGCCAAAGCCACATTGGATAAGACCCAATGGGACAAAAAATACGCGGAACTGATGTATGACGCGGAGAAGCTGCGCGCCAAACTCGACCGGGAGCATGAGGTCAACGTCCGCGTCAAGGTGTGGGAGGACAACGCCGACAAGCTCGAAGCCCGGTTGGAGAAGCTGCGTCATACGCGCCTCGACATTCCCGTGGACTGGCAGGTCGATCAGGAACGAATCATCGCGTCGATGCGTGAGACCGCCGCCAAGATCAAAGCCAATCCCGAACGTCGTTGGGAGCTTGAAGCCGACCTCGACCTGCAAATGCATCGCGCCGAGGAGAAGCTGAAGAAATTCGAGGACAAGAACGACGAGCTGAAGATGGATTTGGACTTGGAGACCGCGTTGGCCCGAGCCCATCTCGCCTACTTCACCCGCCCCCGCACCATCGACATCTTCGCTAATTTCAAGGGCACTGACCTTGGCAAGATTTTCTCCGGCATGACCAGTGGTGCGACCGGTTTGAAGGGCGTGCAGAACCAGTTCGACAGTCTTGTGAACCTGTTCGACAAGCTCGACAAGGTGGTTCCCAAGTGGTCGATTCTCGGTGCCGGCGTCACCGCGTTGGGTGCCGGACTCCTGAACCTGGGACGCACTGCGGGCGGTGTCGGCGTCAGCCTCGTGTCCATGAGCAAGGCCGCGTTGGCCGCTCCCGCCGCGTTGGCTGGTCTGGCGTCCGCAGGCTACGTGGGCTACCGGGTGTTCGGTGATTTGAAGGAAAAGTTCGATGTTACCAAGACCTCGCTGGCGAACCTGAACAAGGAGTTGGGCGACAACGCTTGGAACGAGTACGGGGATAACCTGTACCGTCTCGCCAACGACGTGGCCCCCTCACTGTCCAAGGGTTTGAATGGTATCGCCGTCGAGGAAGGCAAGGTGCTCAACGGGCTTATCGACGTGGTGCGCCAGTCGAACGAGGCCGACCAACTACCGCGTATCTTCGAGAACACTCGTCTCGCGGTGTCCGAACTGAACCCGGGCTTGCAGTCACTGGCCCGCGCGTTCCTCGGCTTGGGCGACCAGTCCAGCCAGTATCTGCCCCGCATGGCCTCCTACATTTCCGACGTGGCCGAGAAGTGGGCGAACTGGGTGGATACCGCCGAACGTACCGGTCAAGTCTCTAAGGCGATGGAAAAGGCCATCGAACAGGGCGGCTATCTGAAATCGTCCGTGTTCGACCTGATAGGCGTGTTTGAGGGCACGTTGGGTACTCTGGCGAAGACCGAGAACGGTATCCAAGGTTTTTCCGAGGCTTTGGAGAAAGCCAACAAGGCCGTTCACACCATCAAGTTCCAAGAGACTTTGGAGGCTTGGAGCGCTGGTGCGCAGGACGCGCAGGACAAGATGCGCAACGCTTTCAAGGATATTGGCGACGCCGCGTACTCGTTGAAGGACACCACTCGCGCGGTGTTCGGTGACGCGGGCCAGATCGTAGGCGAGGGCATCACTGGGTTGAGTCGCGTGTTGCAGCAGTCCGGTGGTGGAATCCGCGATTTCAGTTCCGGTGTCCGCGACGGGTTCAGCCAGGTGTTTGACGCGGTGGGTGACGCGGGCCCCATGTTCTCCGATTTGGCGAGCATGGTGGGCCAGTTGTCGCGCACGTTCGGCGGCACGTTCGCGTCCGCTTTGCGTACCGTGAGCCCGCTTATCAGCACCATCGCCAAGGGTGCCACCGGCGTGGCCCAAGCGTTCGACTCGTTGCCGGGGCCGGTGAAAAGCATCATCACATTGTGGGCCACGTTCGGTCGTGCGGGCAAGACGGCGTTCGAGTCGTTGAAGACCGGCATGTTGCAGAACATCCAGTCCACGATGCGATACCAGAAGATGCTCAGCGAACTGGGTTTGAGCGCCGAACAGGCGTCCGTGAAAATGGGCACCCTGATTAAGGCGATGAACCAGTTGCGTTCCGGCAATTATGCGGGTATTCTGTCCGGTGCCATCAGCGAGGTCAATTCCCTCGGCATGGCGGCGGAAGCTAACTCGAAGAAGCTGCTCCTTCCGGGGAACGCTGCCAAGGAGACTTCCAAGGACATGGGCGGCTTGGTCGGTGCGAACGGTCAGGCCATCGCCTCCATCCGTTCGGCCGGGGAGCAGGCCGAACAGCAGTCCGGCAGGTTCGGTTCGTTGAAGACCGGCGTGAAGAACCTGTGGGATGCGTTCGGCGGCTGGACGACGGTTGCCGGTCTGGGAATCAGCGCGGGCATCGCCGTCATCGGCAATGCGATATCCGACTACACGACGAAGGCGGAAGCATCCAAGCAGGCGATGGACAAGGTCATCGACGGCATGAAGGGCATCAAGTCCAACGCCAAGGAGGCGGCGGACGCGTTCAACGATTTCAAGTCGGAGACCACGAAACAGTGGGATGACCCGTCGCTCCTGTTCGGCAAGGACGGTGGCGGCGCGGTCACTGAATGGCTCGTCAAGGTCAGCGGCGGCTACACGTCCGCAGCCGACGCGGCCAAACGTCTGGGCATCAATACCAGTACGCTGACCGATGCGGTCAGCGGCAACGAGGCCGGCTACAAGAAGCTCGTCAAACAGTTGGAGGCGCAAAGCAAGGAGACATACAAGGCCAGCGACCAGTACGGCATGATGGTCGAGAAGCAGACCGATGCCGCCATCGCCGCCGACACGCTGTTGCAGGCGTTGAAGAAGCAGCACAAGGAAGGCTTGGAGAAATCCGTCAAGGAGCAGATGAAATATCTGCGTTCCCTCGAACAGATCTCCGATTCCTCCTCCGCGCTGTCCGACAAGCTCAGCTCGCTCGCCACGACGGTCAAGGCGAACGGTCAGGCGTTCAAGGAAAACGGCGAACTGGCTGACGCCAACAACGCCGCCTATGTGCGCACCGACAAGGCGATGAAGGATGTGGCCGCTACCGCGTTGCTGTCCGCCCATCAGCTTCTCTCTTATGGTGAGAAGAACGGTCAGGTGGAGGAGTACACGCAGAAGGCCGCAAACTCCATTTATGAGGCGCGTGAGGCCATCGTGCAGCAGGCTCAGGCCGCTGGCATGAGTGAGGAAGCTGCTGAAAGGTACGCTGATTCGCTTGGTCTGATTCCCTCTGATGTGGGTACCACGATCACCGCTCATTCGGAAATCGCCCAAGATGCGGTGGATAAGCTCGTGCAGGGCATATCCAGTCTGACCGATGGTGAGAAAGAGATCGTTATCCGGCTACGTGAAGCTGGAGTGGTCACCACGTTGGACGGTGTTCTCAGTCTTGTTGAGCAGCTGATGAAAGGCGACTTGTCCGAGAGGGACCTCACATTGCTGTTGAACGCGGATGGCAATGCTCGCTGGGAGACAGGCGAGGTCAAGGAGAATCTTCTTGCTCTCGGCATGTCCCAGAAAGCCTACAAGTGGCTGTTCTCAGGTGAGGGCAACGCTGAGGAGCGCATGCAGAAGGTCAGGGACGAGCTCGGCTATCTGAACCTGACCGACGAGCAGATACAGTGGATTCTCGACTGTATCGACCACGCTTCCGGCAAGATAAAGGACGTGGAGAAGAATAAGGTTCCCGCCGCCAAGGGCGTCAGCTTCAACATCGACGCCGACGATGATGACGCTCAGGTGAAACTCGCCTCCTATAGGGAGTCCGATGGTGAAAAGCTCGCTGAGAATAATATTCTCGTCAGCGCCGTCGATAACACCAGCGAGGGCACCGAGTCCGCTAAGGCGAACGTGTTCAGTGTTCCCCATGAATGGTGGTCGTGGCTGTTCGGACTTGATGGCACCAGTGGCCCATCCGGTATCGCGAAGAACGCCGTTGAGAGCATTCCTCAGCAGTGGCAGTCTATATTGACTGGTTCCGGCAATACGACGCTGTTTTCCAACATCGCCAATAATGCGGTTCGGAATATTCCTCAGCAGTGGTTGTCCATGTTTACGGGTCTCGGCAATACGCCATCGTTTGCCGGAACGGCACGAAGCATGATCGGCAAGGTGCCCACCTATCATTCCACGACGTTGAATGCGATGGGCAACGCTTTGGATGTCGCGTCGAACCTGCTATCCACTCTGCGGTCAATCGCTGGTCGCACATGGACGGCTTTCATCGACACGATATCCGGGGGTGGCGGTCATGCTACCGGTGGTCGTATCTATGGTCCCGGTACTTCCACTTCCGATTCGATTCCGGCGATGCTGTCCAATGGTAAGATGGTGCTTCGTGCCGCAGCCGTCAAGAAGATTGACGCCTTGTATGGCAGGAGTTTCCTGAACACGTTGAACGCGGTCGGCAGTGTGGAGAAAGCCATGCAACCGTCCGCGTTCGCGTTGAACGCTCGCAGGAAGTCTCAGGCGTATGCGACCGGTGGCCGCGTATCCACGGCGAACGGCTCGTGGAATGTCGAAGTCAACCCGGTGATAAAGGTCGAACTTCCCGCGAATACGGGGAACACGACGAACAACACGGTGACTATCAACGGCGTGGAGTCCTCCGACCGGAGGATAGCCGACGCGGTGGAAGCCCTTGTCGCTTCCGCCACCCGGAAACGCAACATGCGTCCGCGCTGACCGTCAGAGAACCGTTGCAAGCCAGTTTGTTTCAGCTTGCAACGGTTTCCTCCTGTTTCCTAACATCGTCAAGAAAGGTTTGTCATGGTTGAAGGTGCCGGCAATATCATCGGCGGCGGCTGGCGTTGCTGCGTACAAGCCGATATCGTCTCGCAGAACGCGACACAGGCCGTCATAGGCGTGCACATCATCTACCGTCGCACCGACCCGTCGCGCTGGGTGGCGTCCGATGCCGTGTCCGGTGGCGCTTGGGTCAATGGCGTGAGCACGAGCACGAACACGGTGAACTTCGGCTACCGGTCCTTCAACGGCGACGTGGATTTACACACCCAGCAAGTGACCGTCACGAAGCAGGAGTCCGCGCAGACGTTCTCCTGCTACGCGTTCCTGAACATCCCATATGGTTTGCCGGGACGGTCGGAAGCGCATGTGAACCTCACGGTTCCCGGCATCACGTATGCGAAACCGAACCCGCCGAAGAACGTATCATGGACGCGGGTCAATGATTCAAGCGTGAAGGCCGCATGGCAGTCGAACTATGATAATGCGGCGCGAAAATATTGGAAGCAGATCTACGCAGACCAGTGCGTCGGCTTGAACGGCGGCACACAAGGCGCGTGGGGTCTGGTCAAGACGTTGAACTGGGACGCCTTGAACTATTCGTACACGGGGTTGAAGGCGAACGCCCGATACCAGTTCAGTGTCGCGGCCCAGAACCCTGGCGGAGTGTCCGACCATGTGTACTCGGGCTACATCTACACGACGCCGGCCGCCCCCGTGGCGGTGAACGCGGTGAAACTGTCCGAACAGTCCGTGCGCGTGACCGTGGATGCGTCGAAATCGTATGTGTATGGCATCAGACTGCGGCGCAGGGTGAACGGCGGCGAATGGGCCGACATAACCGGAGGCACCCCCGGTGCGACGGCCGAAGGCTGGCTTCCCGACATAAACGGAATCCAGAACGTCACGTGGACCGACACCGCAGCTCCTGCGGGCCAAGTCCAGTACGCGGCGTTAGTGGGAAGACCTGTCTACGGCGATGACAACTCCAAGACCACGCTCTTCTCCGACTGGACGTACAGCAACACTATCCAGACGGCCGTGGCCCCTTCCGCGCCGACGATTCTGAACCCGACGCAGAACGGCGCGTATGTTGTCAATCAGCCGATGACGGTCGCTTGGAAACCGAATCATCCTGACGGTTCCGCCCAATCCGCCGCGCAGGTGGAGGTCACCGACCCCTCGGACGTTACGGTCATCGAAGAGCAGACCACGAACACCAGTTATCAGCGCACGCCCAAAAGCTGCGGCTCGTATAGGATTCGCGTGCGCACCAAGGGTATCCACGCCGACTGGGGCGCATGGTCGAACTACGTGACCTTCACGGTCGCGAAATATCCGAACATCAGCATCAACAAGCCTTCCGGCACCATTACGGCGACACCGTTCACCGTGGCGTGGACCGTGGCGGACGATACGGGCGTCAGCTCGCAGACGCTCATCATCCAGTCGGACGGCGTGGAGAAATACCGGAAGACGATGGACGGTTCCACGCGAAGCCTGAGCATCGGCGCAAGCCAGTATCTGCCGAACAACAATTCGACGTTGACCATCACGCTCGTGGTGCGCGGCGGTTCCGGCTTGGAATCCAGCACGAGCGTCG